TTTACGGTCCGCTTAATGTGCTCTTTTTGCTTCCTGTATTCCTCATTAAAAGCCCAGATCGTATATTCAAGCTCTGACATGGTGAGCTTGTTTATGGAGTCGGTCAAATTTTCTTTCGCTGCTAGATACTCTTCTTGTTTTTGCTTTACTGCTGCCCAAAAAGCCGCCCAGTTTTCCTTCATTTTTTCCGTTAGTGTCTTCTGTCTTGCTGCCTCTTCTTCCCTATGTTTTTTGTCTAACTCAGCCTCCGCAGATCGATAAGATTCCCTGGCTAGAGCAAGTGCCTCATTTTTCTCCTTTTCACTAGCTTTTTCTGACTCGATTGCAGCTACGCGGTCAGCCAATTTCTGCTCAAGCGCCCATTTTGAATAGGCATATTCATCCATAGTTGCTTTTTTTATTTCATCGACCATCGTTGTGGTCAAACTGAGTATCTTCTCATTCGCTTCGGCTATGACTTCGGCTGCCTCTGAATTCTTCTCACCATATTCAGTCATGATAACGCCCGCAGCCGCTAGGGCTTTATTTAAAAATCCTGTTTCCTCTGAGACAGCCGCGGTCATATTTTTAAATTGCTCTGTGCCTTTAATCGCTGTAATCCAAGATTGTCCTATTGCCGTTGCTGCACCGTTGACATTCTCTACTGTTTTATCCATCTCTGCCCGCATGGCTTCAAGCGATTTTTTCCAGGGCCCAGCGAGTTTTTTAGCAATCGGGATTTTCTCTAAAATGCCAGCAATCTTTATCGACCAATCCAGGAGCTTTGCTTTTATCGAATTAAACGCATTGACGAAAAAGCCAGAAACGTCTTCCCAAAGACCTATGAAAAATTCCTTGATCGGTTCCCAATTCTTATAGATAAGGTATGCCGCGCCCGCCACCGCAGCGACAGCTGCAATGACGAGTCCTACAGGACCGGTGATAGCCGCCCATAAAATGGTAAACCCTGCTGAAAGAGAAGGGAGAAGTACCAGAAGTGGACCTAAAATAGTAAGGAGAATCCCTACGGCTGCCACAACCTTCATTAGATTCCCGGCCAAGATGGGATTTTCTTTTATCCAATTTTTCACTTTTATGACCATATTTGTGATTTTCTCTGCTATGTCCTCAATTATTGGGGTTAACTGCTCGGCCACGGCCATTGTCACGCCCTTAAACGATCCTTTTAGAGTGGTCATAGCATCATTAAGGGCGGCTGCTTTGTCGGCTGCCTCCTGGTCAAAGACTATCCCCATCTCTCGTGCCTTCGCTCGTAGAGCTTCTAGTCCTTTCTCGCCTTCAGCAAATAAAGGAAGAAGCTTCGTTCCTGCACGCCCGAAGATATCCTGTGCAGCAGCAGCCCGGATTGTAGGATTTTCAACGCGTGCGATAGCTTGAGAAATCTTATCAAACTGCTCTTCTGGGCTCAACGCCATCAGTTCTTCTGCCGTAAGTCCGATACGATCAAAGGCCCGCACGTAAGTAGTCAAGCCATCGGAAGCATCAACGATAGTCTTTGACATCTTCTTAATGCCTTTTTCGACATCAGCGAGAGTAGCACCACTTATCTCTGCGGCATATTTGAGCTCGGAAAGAGCTTCAGTAGAGAAGCTTGTGCGGAGGGCCATCTTGTGGACTTCATCACCGGCGGCGACATAACTCTTAACCATCATTCCCAAAGAGCCGACAATAGCCGCACCAGCGACGGTCATAGCCTTGCCGACTTTCTTGAACTTCTCGCTATGTTTCTGGATAAGTCCATCGGCCTTTTTAAAGCCATCTTCCATAGCTTTAAGGTCGGTTCCGAACCTAACCAGAAGTGATTTTACTTCCATTTTAGTTATCCAATCCTACGGATTTCTTTATCTCATCAAGCTCTCTTTGCTTCTCCTCTTCTGTATAGACAGGAGGTGCGGGGAAAACTTCAGGCAATAAATCTTGTGCCTTTATCCGCTGTCCAGGAGACAAATGAGCTATAACATGTGCAGTAAGTTGAGCAAATTTCTGAAAGTATGCATCTTCCCGCTTATTGAAGCCGACGATCCGTTCATTAAGCTCGACGAGGGTAAGCTCGTCTAATTCAGTATGTGAGATCCCGATAGTCAGAGCTACTTTTTTCGCTTCTTCGTAGAGAGGGTCGTCCTCTTTGGCTGTGGCTTCTCTTCCGTTACCGTCTTCGGTTTCTCTGCTTTTGTTTTCATTTCTGCTATCGCTTCCGAAGCGTCGGCCTTTACTTTTTTTAAATCAGCCCCCATGTGTGCTACCAGAGCTTCTAATGCTTCTTCAATAACCCCGAGAATTGTATATTTTTTCGGGATCGCTTCATCGAGTAGGTCTTCAAGCTGTTCAACGGTGAGCGCATTGTCTTCCCATTTTAGCCCTGCCCATACCAATGCTGGCATATCGTCCACTTTAAAATCACTCACTAAAGATTCAAGAGACTTTTCGCCAAACTTCTGACGGATTAAGCGGTTAGCCTTAAAGCCATAGCGAAGCTCGCGAGGTTTGTCTAAATCAAGAATATAGTCTTTCATGGCTTCACCGATATCGCGGCAATCGTTAACGATGTCACGCCTTTGGGATAAGTGATTTCGATCTGTCCAGCCGCATTATTGAACCGCCCTCTATCGAATGGGCCAATCATCATCTGTCCCGTAGTTATGGCAATATCTCCGCTTGTGATATCGTCATCTACACCCTGATCGCATTTCTGCTTTGAGTCGATAGAAACATTCTGCACAGAGCCGTGACCATTGATGAGATGAAGGAACGTATAGCCATCATTCGGGCAGACATCACCGCCTACGGCACACTCCGCATATGCAGGATCGAGCGGGTTTAGCCCTACAGCCAAAACGACTTTCTTTACAACTAATGTTGCCATTTTTGCCTCCTTAAATTAGAGTAGGTTTCACGGTAACGGCTTTTATAGTCAGGTTGACCACCGCCCCGCCGTAAGTAATTGCGAGTTTTCCGGCTGCATTGTTAAACCGTCCTCTATCGAAAGGCCCGATCATTCTACGCTTTGATGTGGGGACAGTAGTGATTGAGTTATGATCCTGACCATGTGAGCATTTTCTGACTGAATCAACAGTAACAACGACTTCCTGATCGGCACCATTCTCAAAGAAAAGAAACGTAGTGCCGTCGTTAGGACATAAATCTCCCGCTGGAGTTGCATTTACGAAAGCCACCCCATCGGGATCAAGTCCGGTTAAGACAGTCGGATAAACAATTAAATCTGCTGCCATTTTTACCTCCTAATTAAAGATTTTCTAAAAACGTCAGACAGTCGCTTCAGTGATAACACCATCAGATACGAGCGAAAATGAGACAGTTGCCATATCTTCGTTAGGTGCTGCCATGCTGAGTCCTGTCATAATGAAGTCTCCGGTGTATGAATATCCTGGTGTCAGAACCCGGCATTTGCATTTCTGATGATCCGTTGCAAGGTTGATAAGCCCTTTCTTGAGTTCCAGCCAGTACGCGTTGTCTTCGATCAAAAAGGCGTCAAAATCAATAGTCACCTGACGGTTACCCAGCTCGCCCTCTTTCCAGCCACCCGAATCTTTATCAGTCGTGTCCATCGGATCTTGACCAATGGACATGCTTGCGTCTTTCTGTCCGCCCACTTTGTAGTAATCATCAGTTTTGTACACCATAACGTAGATATTTTTACCTTTTACTTTAGCCATGATTTACTCCTTATTTGGATTTTTCTCCCTGCAAGGGACGATCTATAAAAAAGAGAGAGCTCCCTATCCGCTATATTCTGCTTTATTCTGCAAAAGAGCTTCAGTATCAATTCCTTTATGGACTGAAATCTAAAGGCTGATCCGAGCCCTCTCTTTGTATTCATTTAAAGCTCCTCAATTAAATACTTAAATCTCAATATGCCATGTCTCGTCTTGCCGTCCATGTCTACTATCAGGCTGTAATCATCAAGCCTGTCTAAAGCGGTTCTGAAATTGGAGCCAACAGAAATTGCACTCGAAGATAACGCCTGGAGTATTCTATCTGCCATCTCATCGGCTTCTTTCCGTCCGTGATACCGTGACCAGACATGGATCGTTGAGTAAACCTCCATGCCATCCTCTAGCTTATCTGACCAATCTTTGGCTGTTATCTCTCCCATAACTACGTAGGGATAAGGTGCATTTTGTGGATTCTCATCATAGATCGTATAACCGGTATGGGCCTCGATCCTTACAACCTGGGCGTCATGCAAAACGAGAGTCGGGCTTTTCATGCCGTTAAGAGCCCCTTTAGCCTGTTGAGATATTTACCCTCAATCGCTAGATAAGCAGGGAGCAAATAAGGCTGTGCCGGTGTTCCCCGCTCTGAGATTGCCTTACAGATCGGCCATGCGGAATCCATCCCATGCCGTCTAGCCCAGTCCTCTAACGCATCCATTGGAGGAAAATGCGGTTTTGTCCCATACTCTACATAATGCCCATAAGGTGCTGTTGGCCCGATCTCGACAATTGAACCGTCAGATGAGCGTTCAACGAGGATGGTCGTCGCCAGGTGGCCTGTGTCCCAGGCTTCTAATGCCTTGAGGCGGGCTTGCGCTTCTTTCTTCACATCTAGGCCCGAGGCATAAGCCTCTTTTTTGACCTTTACGGCGATCTCTTTTGACATCTTTTTAAGATCCCTTTGGAGTTCCTTATAGCCTACAGGCGTCAGCGTGACTTTCATTTCTCTTCCCTTGCTAGGATCTCCTGAACCTCGCGCCTCTCTTTGAGGTCGATGATCGACTCTATCTCCAAGTATCTATTCCGGTGCTTGATTCTCATTTCTGTAGTAACCTTTTCGTTATACCTAATCCTTATCCTATGTGAGACTTCCGCCTTTACCTGATGAGCGTAGAAATACTCACGGCCTGATAACGGTTCGACAGAGGCCCATACAACACAGACCGCTTGCCAAGTTACGACATTACCCTTGTAGCCATCAGGCACTTTTACCGGCCTCTCGAATGTGATCCGGTGCCGGAGATCGCCGATTTTCATATCATATTCTCAGTATCTTAAAAGGCCATAAGAGGAATTTTGCCTCACCGGATATGCCGCTAACTTCCCGATTTTCATAAAGGTATGCGATAAGCTGGAGGATTGCTTGTTTTAAGCCCTCTGGAACGTCAGTTGCCTTGTCTCCATATCCAACCTTGAACTCAACGATAAACGATGCGAAATTGCGGTGTGTCGGCCAATTCGAGCCGGTTTTGAGGCTCACGCGTCCGTAAGAATTCTCTGAAGCATCAACCCTATACTTATCCAGCCCCACAAGCGTATATTTCTCCACTCTATCGGCCTGGTCTGCCGTGTGTTCCTTCGCTAGGTTCGTTGTCAGGGTCAGAGAAACGTCGGTCTGGACAGACAAGATGATCTTTTCCTCTTCTCTCGTCCCATCTCTATT